AAGGCGAGAGAGATGGGTTTTATGGTACCGACCATCAAATACGGTGTCATGTCGGAAGATGGTTATGTTGGAGCTACCGTATTAGAGGCTACAAAAGGAGCTTATTATAATCCCATTACAGCTCTCGATTTCGAAGCCCTATATCCCAGTATAATGTGTGCTCATAACCTATGTTATTCTTCGTATGTGATGGACGAAAAGAACTATGGTAACATTCCGGGCGTCACATATGAGGAATTCGAGGTTGGAGACAAAACGTATAAATTCGCACAAGGCGTCCCGAGTCTTTTACCAAGCATTCTCGTGGAATTGAAACAATTTAGGAAACACGCAAAAAAAGATATGGCCGTATCTACTGGATCATTAAAAGAAATGTACAACGGTAAGCAGCTGGCCTACAAAATCAGTATGAACTCTGTGTACGGATTTACGGGCGTAAGTAAGGGAATGCTTCCGTGCGTCGCTATCGCATCTACGGTTACTTGTAAGGGTAGAAGCATGATTGAGGAAACAAAGAATTATGTGGAGGCCAATTTCCCGGGTTCAAACGTAAGGTACGGGGATTCCGTTACTGGTGATACTCCATTACTCATCCGAAAGGACGGAGTCATTAGTACCTCGAGAATTGATTCGCTCGTTGATATGTATAATCTTCGTTCTGATGGTAAAGAAACATCTTTGATAGATGCCGAGGTATGGACTGAAAATGGCTTTACACCCATTAAACAGATCGTAAGGCACAAGACATCTAAAAATATACACAGAGTTGTAACACATACGGGTATTGTCGATGTCACCGAGGATCACAGTTTACTCCTAAAAAATAAGTATATGGTCAAACCATCCGAGGTGGGACTCGGACAGGAATTATTACATGGAAATACCAGGGATGCATTTGAAACAGCCACGCGTATGATAAGTATTACACGAGAGGAAGCAAAGGTGATGGGTTTCTTTTTCGGTGATGGTTCGTGTGGCACTTATGAATGTCCATCTGGAATTAAACGAACATGGGCATTAAATAATTCTAATATGGATTATTTACTTGAAATACAGAAACTGTGCCCGTTTGAAACTAAGATATATGATACACTTGAAAGTAGCGGTGTATATAAATTATGCGCCATCGGAGATGTTAAATCTGTGGTTGAACGGTATAGAAAATTATTTTATAATGGCCACGGCGAAAAAATTGTCCCTCCGTGTATTCTAAATGCATTCCCCAACATTATAGAACGTTTCATTGAAGGATATTACATGGCTGATGGCGACAAAGCGGGTAACAGAATGGATTGTAAAGGCAAAGAAGGTTCTATGGGGTTACATCTATTGGGTAGAATACTGGGATATAATGTATCTATCAATACTCGACAAGACAAATTTAAAGTTCTGAGACAAACCTGGACAAAATCAACACAAAGAAGAAATCCGATTGCTATCAAAAAACTAGAGCTTCTTGGTGAGACGGACGATTATGTATATGATCTTACGACGGGATCCCATCATTTCCATGTAGGACCGGGTGAATTAGTTGTTCATAATACGGACTCTGTAATGGTTGAATTTGACGTAGGTGATCGCAAGGGAGTTGAAGCCGTAGAATACAGTTGGAAAATTGGAGAAAGGGCTGCCGAGGAATGTAGTGCCCTTTTCAAGGCTCCAAATAATCTCGAACTTGAGAAGGTATATTGGCCATTCTTTCTCTATTCTAAAAAACGATATGCCGCAAAGTTATGGACACAAGGTAAAGATGGTAAAATGAACATGGATTATATTGATATCAAGGGATTACAAGTTATTCGTCGTAATAATACAATGCATCTCCGAGAGGTGTGTAAGGAATTGTTCGATCTCATTCTCAATTCAAATGATACTGTACCACCCAAAGAATTGGCAAGACAGCGAGCGATCGAGTTATTATCGGGCGATGTTCCAAACGACAAACTAGTCCTTTCGCAAACGTTGGCAGACAGTTATAAGGTTAAGGGTGTTTCTAGGTCTGTCAATAGTGAGTATATAAATGAAATGAATCAATCCCACGTACAGGTTGTTCGTAAGATGAGAGATAGAAAACCCGGAAGCGAGCCACAAAGTGGAGATAGAGTACCTTTTATTCTTATTAAAACGGAAGATCCTCGTGCGAAGGCATTTGAGATGTCCGAAGATCCAAAATACGCAGCGGATAACAATATTCCTATAAATTACCATTATTATTTCGAAAATAAATTTTTAAATCCAGTCTCGGACTTACTCGATCCACTGTATGACGACGCTAAGCGTGAAATTTTTGGTGAGATTATCGATAAAAACAAACCCCCTAAAAAGGCACGGAAACGCAGTGAATATCCATCACTGAGTTCCATGAAAAAGGATGATTTAATCGAAGAGTGTAAGCAATTTAATATAGATTCAACCGGTACGGCTGCCGCGCTAAAGGAACGTCTAAAAGATGCACGTGCCAAGAAGGAAAATAACAGTTCGAGTATAGCAATGTTATTTAAAAACTACGAACAAAGTAATAGTAAGGAATAATGTTGTCTGATGACTTTCTACGCTCAATCGAGAGTGAGGTTGAAAAACAGGTCAATGATAAGGTAACCGTAATTCTGGGGGATATCGCAAAAAGGTGGAGTCTTCCATTGGATGCCCTTCTTCGGGACATACCAAGCATATCTACCGATACTCTAAACAGGGGACAGTGTCGGGGTGTCCAAAAAAACAATAAACGCTGTACTAGACGCGGCAAGAATGGTGGGTATTGTGGTTTTCATCTTTATCAAAAAAGAGCACTTTGTCCGGTGGTTGTAGAATCTCGTTTTCAGCACACACATGACATGTCAATTCCATTCATGGAGAATTGTCCGGCTTGTATCGCTATAAAAAATATTACACCACCCCAACATTCAACGGATCGTAATGAACTTATAGATTTGGATAATATACTATAGTAATGAGTAAATCGGATATTCTGCTAACATCAATCAATCACTTTTATGACGACACCGAGAATAAAACTATGTTAAAATCTATACTCGATAAATCCAGTGGCATATCACTTCGTAATTTGGAGTGGTTCATCACTAACTATGCAAAAAAGAATAATTTGACATATACGACAAGTAATGGTAAGTTATTTACTGTTCATTGTGCATATAAATCAACTCTCGATGGATATAGCAAAAAATTATTTGACCCATTTTGTCGTTCGGAAAAGATATCATATACGATACCGGGGACAGATGATGAAATTAGTACCACGGTTGCCCAACTCAATTTCATCAAATGGTGTATAAAAAATAAAGTGATTGATTACATTTCAAACAATAAAGATACGTTATTTAATAAGCGAGAGAAATAAACCCACCCGAAAATTTAAACGTTTGGTAGCCAGTGTAATATAAATGTAATGTATATGTATCTGTTAAACCGGATTTGAGATTTACCTCCAAATTGGTTTTATCGGATTTTAGTTGCGAAAAATCTAAGCTCCCCGATGGTTTCACATTCATTGGATACATCGAGAAGCTATAAGTATAGACATTCCTATAGGGACGAGACAATCGGGCTCTTATCGTTGTCAGGTACTTGTAATACGAATGGTTTGCGTCCGTTATATTTGGGGTGTCTTGTCCGTTGATATAGAATTTTGCTTTATCCATTACCGGATAAAAGAACGAATATAATTGATCAAAATCGAGTATAGATCCAAAATTGAATCTATTTTGAAAGTAATGATAATCGGCACTAATTGAACCTGGTATTTGATAACTTGCCAAGTAACTGGAATCCACACCCGGTCCCTGTGCGACTTCTATATTTTCAAAATCCTTGTTTCGCAAAAACCAATGAATACACTTTACCGGTATATTCGGAACCAATTGTAATTTCATTTGATCCTTGCCGACTTCGGTTTCCATGGTTGGGTGTTTCTTCACAACATCGGTGATTAACTGCGTCGCTTCTTTCATGTAATAGATTCTTTCTTCTGGGGTTATTGTCAATTCCTCTGTGATGATATCAAATTCCGGAACCGAGATAGTCGTGGATGAGTCCGTGAAGAAGGTTTGAGGGTGTAACACGAATGTAAATTCAAGCTTTTGTTTATGTATCGCACAAAGTGGGAAGAATGGTCTATTTGGTTGGTTTGTATCATATTCGTCTCCCGAATATTTTCTTGAAAAGAAGAACGGGAGGGGTATGATGAGATCGGTGTCATATTGTGCGTAAGCGCCGTTATCGACGGCACCATCATACGGAATGCCACGGTTAATCAATATCTTATTTGTAATCTTCTCGGACATTTCCATATACAACTCGTCATACAATATCATCCAATCGTCATATAT